GGAACTCTTGAAGATCATGTTGCCGTCTGAGTCGCGACAGTTTCGCAACTTGCCTCGCATTGAGACGTGGGCCAAGTGGGCAGAGGGAATGTACCCGTCTGCCTCGATGGTCATCAGGATACCATCTGTACCTCCCGCTGTCTCGCCCATCAGAACTTCGTACAGATCAGTGTAGGCTGCGAGAGAGAGAGTCGAACTGGCCGCAGTGCACAGGGCCTTGAGGCCGGCCGCTCCCATGTTTGTCGTCCATGACGCCGGAATATTCGTCCCGTACAGCACCGCCTGGTCGAACGCGATGCCGAACGCTTCGACGATCGAGGGCTGAATTTCGCCCCAAATGTCGTAGCTCGAATCATCGAGCACCGACTCCGAAATCGGCACAATACAGGCCAACTCCTCGGCATCAATGTACTTGTTCTCCCAGTTCATCTCGGTAGTTTGCTTAAGCCCCGTATCGCCAGACACGAAATACGCAGTTGCCAACGCCGAAGCCACCGGCATCCGACGCTGTTTACGACTCATGGTTGGCATCTGCCGAGCCAGCTTCATCACCGCACTGGATTCGGGTACGTGTTTGATGATCTCCCGACTCACTTCCTCTGGAATGAGAGCCGCAGCATCCGTCCTTGAAATTAAACTATTGTATGCCACTTTACACCTCCGCTATTATCTGCCCGCCTCGGCGCGAATAAACGCGTTCATGCTCTTCTCGTCGCCAGTGGGCGGAGTTTGTGTCCCCTTTCCGGCATCACCGGCGGGGATCGTCGATTTGCCAAACAGTTCCGGGAATTGCGTCTTCAGCGCCTCCCAGTTGACGTTGCCCCTACGGTCGAACGCATCCACCTCCTGAGCCGCCATCCAAGCCAGCTTCAGATTGGTTACGCCCTGTGTATGGGCATCATCGTAAAACGCGGCCTGCAGCTCCAATCCCTGGAGTTGATCAGCTTGTTCGGTCAGTAGCTTCTCAGCCTCTGACCCCTTTTCCGCTTTGGCCGCTGCGTCTCGCAACTGGCCCTCAAGGTCCTTGCGTTGCTGCCTCTCGCTAGTCAACGCGCTTTTCAGACCGGCGATGTCATCGTTGTACAGTTTCTGCACGTCAGCCGGTTGTGTCTTCAGCCATTCATCGAAATTGGCTGGGGTTTTGCTCTCCGTAGCGGCCTTCTCTGCTGCTGCTTTTGCCTCTGCCGTTTTCTTCTCTTCTGCTGCCTTCTTCTCTTCCGTTGTTGGCTCTGGCATCTCGCCCTCCTGGGCATCTCGCCCTTGTGTTTCTGTCTCTCACTGATACCAATATATCACGGATCACACAAAAACGCAACCTCAGTTTCTCTTCATCGCTCACCTGCCTTTCACAGCCTAGCCAGCAGCCTCTCTAATCCGACTCACCGCCGCCTGATACTCGGCCTCCGTGCAGGACTCGTACACTCCGAACTTGAACCATATCTGCAAGGGTGTCTCATCAAAGGCGTCGCACTTGCGCTTCTCGTCCCCCATGTGTTTGCAAAAGGCGCACACGCGGAAAACGGCTTAAATCGCATTTACGGCAGGCTTACTCGTCTTAGGCTGAAGCGACACTACTCGCAACCGGCCATCCTCGAATACCAGACGTGTCCTGAACTTTTCGCTCTTGTCTCGTGCAGGATCTGCTCGCCTCTTGGCCTTGACACCACTCTTCGTTGTCTTACGTCTTTTTGGCATTTCACCCTCTCAAGTCCATCTTCACTAACGTCTTGCCTCCTTGCTTTTCCACGGCTGTAATGCTAAACGTGGAGCCGCGCGGTAGCAGAAATTCCGCCTCTTCTACGTAGCCAGACACATCCATCACAGACATGCCACGCGAACCGGCAGGCACATTGATCTCAAAAAACGTTGATTCGAAGTGTAACTCCGCACCGCCAGGGACCAAAGCAGCAGACGTGTACGCAGGGTCAGTGTACTCCATACCGGTCAAACGCTCCCAATCAATAATATTTCCTTCCGCGCTCCGCACATTACCCGCACCCCGATAGACAACCAAGTCATCCGGAGTCGTCGACTTCGCCAAAACATTATCCAAGTCACGTACAATCTTACCACCTGGACCCTGCAGACCTGTTTCGCCACGCAAGGCGTAGTTCACATCAGCGTACTCAAATCCGCAATAGTCCTGTATCGACTTGTACTGGCTCTCTGTCAACTTCGAGGCCACATCGGCGAAATTGTCTTTTGTCCACTCATACGCTTCGTCCATATCCGCGAATGTAAGATTTTGTCCGTACCTCTCCGCAATCGTAGAAGTCGGGGCCGCTGGTGCTGTCGTCGCTGCAGGAGAAGTGGGGAGATTTTTGCCAAGCGCCGCCAAGTCCACTTTATTCTGCGCCATCACTGTCTTGTAAGGATACGTTGCGGGGTCAAACATCTGCTTTCCGAATTGCTTGTTTAACTTTGCCGTTTGCTCGACCATGTAGGCATATTGCTCCGGCGCATCACCGCCGAGTTCCTGCATGACCTCCATAAGCGCATTATCGCTCATAGTCGCGGCTTGCTCAACCGAAGGCCAATCGGCGTCACTGGCGGCTTCGTCACCTTGCTCAACTTACTCACCGGTGTCGGCGTCAAGCCTCGGCCCCAGGTGGGATGGTCAGTGTAGGTGATAAAGTCTTTCATCGGCGTGCCGTCTTTCCAGGCCTCGTACCGCTCATTCCCCATGATCTTCCGCGCATCCTCGTCGTCCATATTCGACAGCCACTCTTCGCCTGTTTCGAACTGCAACTCAGGCAGACCTTTCACCACCGGCACTGAGGTACATCTGCCGGCAGGATGATCGAAGATCGGCTCTGTCACCGGATACAACGTGCCCTCATCGGCAAGACACGCAATGCAAGTTCGATCGGTATGGTCGCATAATCGCTTGTGCCCGGACACCACACCGGACTCCTGGTATTGCTGCTGGTTGGCTTGCCGATAGACGCGTAATTGCTCCGTCCGGGCAATGGTCAACCCTTTCTGCAATCCCCCGGCCAGATCATCCCGCATGGCCTCCGCGGTTTCCCGCGGGTTGATCCCTAACGCGGTGTTCCTTACCAGTGTATCAGTCAGATTCGTCCACGCGCTCAGTGCCCTCTCATCGCTGTAGTGCGGGTTGATGCGATTCTTCAGCAATACCCCCACGGGTCTACCGTCTCCTGCGAGGCCGGCCATGTTCTCTGCCGCTTGCACCGGTAGGCGATCGAACGTCCCGACCATCCCGTGCTGAGCGTACACGTCGCCGATTGCCCGGGCACCATGATCCAGCCCCAATTTCGCCAGCGCCCTCTGCTGTTCGGTGATCTCTGTCGTGGCCCAGTCAGCATACCTGCTGAACTCCTCTTCCGTCTGAGCCTTCAATGACTTGTACCTCTGCAGTTGGTATAGCCTGGTCTGAGATACGATCTCGCCATTCCGTCGCTTTTCGTCTATCTCTCGGGCCAGCGCGGAAATGTGTGCGTCAAGCTGTCTCTCTACGCCTGTCCACTGCCTGGCCATGATCCGCATCTGTTCGGCGTCTCTGGCCAGTAATTGCGCCTTGAATCGGCGCATCGATAGCACCGCCAATGGATCGGGCACTACTTGAACTCCTTGAGGAACCAGTACGTACACCAGCCCTGCTTGCCTTTGTACTCAACCAACACGCCATTGCCCTGACGTTCTATTAGTTCGACTTCCGTTCCGTGCGGGACCTTGGCAACGACCCGACCTCGGAGATTCGGCTCATAATCTTCCCACAGGTGAATCGTATCTACTGTAAGAGGCGGCTGAGCCTCAGCATCATAACCATCTATTGTAACGATACGGTTAGACATTATGGAGTCTGCCGTACAGTGATTGCCCAGCCTGCTCATCCATCCTGGTCAACTCATGCCTTGCCTGGCGAGTGTTGTCTATCTCTTCTTCGATGGAAAGAGGCTGGCCCTTGGGTCCCATCCTTTGTACCTCACCGCCGTGAGCTATTGCCATAGCCCGAGCATATCCTAGATTGTCCGTGCAGAAAATCACACCGCCAGCATCCATAAACCAGCAGGGGTCATACGCCCCTTCGAAATCCCACCACACGCCATAGCCCTTATCAGGCATTATAATCATTTCCTTTCCCAATCAATAGAGAGAGGCTTACCTTCCTGCCAGATCCGGGCCACCTGCGCCGTCCCTCCCATCGACATCGCCTGAGCATGCGCGACATTCAAATTCTGCGTATGGAAGATCACCCCAGTCGCACCGCTCACAAACCAGACTCCGTTTTTTGCTAGGTCTGGTAGCCACACACCGTAGTATCTGTTGTCATCCATTGCTTTACCTTCTCGGTCTCGGTCGTGGCGGGCATGTTCCCCGCCCTCGCCCGGTTTGTGGGCCCTGTCCTTCCGGCCCTGTTCCGTCTCCTCTAGGCATGTTGCCACCTCCTTATATTTCGATAAAAAACATCCCTCACAAACTCCGATTGATGGTAAACAATAATAACATGGATTGTCTACCCTAGTTTGTCCGCAATGGTAAAACGCATTGCTCCGGTGAAAACATTTCAATTATAACTCAAACGAATCATGTTTTACTCCTATTCTTTATGGTTCGTCGAAGGTAGCGTCGGCTTGATTTGTGCCTACAGCATTCGATCCCCAATATGCTGTTGTCGGTGCCGTAGTAAATACCACCGGCGTTGTAATAGTTGCCCTGACAAGTCCATTGACGCGAAGCTGAATCCAACTTGCTTTGTACTCTATCCCGACAAGCAATTTCTCGTCTGCGACAAATGCCCCGGTGCAGTCCCAGTCTGCGGTTAATGCCCCACCACCAGTGACAGCACGTCCGCCACGCTCATGGACTCACCGCTGCCGTGCTCACCGTCGGCTGCTTCCCGTCAGGATAGTGCTTCACCACTACCGTGCCCCCGATGGCTTTGTCCGCCACGTCCTCCTTGCTAGTGGTGATTTCGTCTACGCACCCGTCCTTGTCATACGTCCAGTCCACCGTCTGCGTCTCCACCACCGCATCGGTGAGCAAGTTCTTGGTGACGGTGATGCGCTTGACTTGCCCGTGTTCGCAGTCGTCGGATTCGGTGAGTTCGGTGTATTCGTCGTCGGCGAAGAGAGCGGCGCGGATGTCTGCGATGGATTTGAGCTTGTCGAACTCTGT